TCACTCACTGACGATCTCCGTCAGCTGATAGATCTGGCACCTTCCATCGATCCTGAAGATGCTCAGTGCTTCCTGGATACTCTCGAAGGCGTGCTCGGTGCTCGCGATGACAAGCTGGATGGCTATGCTGCAGTTATCGATACGCTGAAGAGTCAGGTGGAGCTCCTCGACCATGAAGAGGTTAGGATCGCCAACAGGAAGCACGCAGTCGAGAACCGCATCAAGTTGATGAAGCAGCGGATGCTCGAGTCTATGCAGACCACAAACCAAACGAAGATCCAGACAGACCTGCATACCTTCGCTATTCAGAAGAATGGCGGCAAGGCTCCACTCGCCATCACGGGCACTGTGCCGGATGATTACATCAAGATGGAACCCAAGACAGATACAGAAAAGATCAGGACCGCACTCGAAAATGGCGAGACGTTCGACTGGGCTCACCTGGAAGAGCGCGGAGTGCATCTGGCTATCAGGTGACCGTCATGGCTGAGAACTGGAGGCTGGTACCGGGTAGCCACAATGTAAAAGCGAGCGATATGGGAAGAATCATGGTGGATGGAATATGCGTAAAGACATCAGCCAAGGGCGGAAATGGATATCTCAGGCTCACTTCACATGTGATGGTTAATGGTAAAAGAGAAAGATATGTTCATCGGCTTGTAGCGATGACATATTGCGAACATCCGGAAGGACGCGATCGAGTTAATCATAAGAATGGTAAAAAGCATGATAACAGAGCTCGCAATCTTGAATGGAGCACAAACCGCGAAAACCTATTACTTGCGAGAGATAAGTTCGGAAAAGGAGCCCGTCATAAGACTCCAATCCGATTGACCAACATCCAAACAGGAGAAATCAGAATCTATCCATCCCAAAGAGAAGCCAGCAGAGGCATCCATTGTAATGATAGCGAGATTAACAAAATGTTACATGGACATCGGAAGAGCTGTCATGGATGGATATGTGAATATCTCTCACCTGAGGATGCAATGAACGCACTCGACAAAGAAACCGGTCAATTGAGTTTTCATTTTAAGGAGGATAACACATGAGATGGCTGAAACCTATCATTCTGTACTATCTCATCGAGCTGAACAATAGCGCACCAGTCTCAGACGATGAGCTCGAGTTCAGAGCGGAGAAGATGGTCAATGACATCAAGAGAACTATGAGCGCAAGAACAGATTTTAATTCCAGGAAGGAGGAAGCATGAAAATCATCAAAGGACAGATCCCGAGCGCACAGAAGGTGGTCATCTACGGACCGGAAGGCATCGGGAAGAGCACATTCGTATCGAAGTTCCCGGACGTGGTCTACATCGATACGGAAGGATCTACAAAGGCGATGGATGTCGCGAGGTTTGAGGCACCTAAGAAATGGGAGGACGTACTCGATGCGGTTAAGACTGTTCTGGCTGATACGTCAGTCTGCAAGACTCTGGCTGTTGATACGGCTGACTGGGCGGAGATGCTCTGTATTAAGTATACCTGCGATAAGGCGGGAGTTAAGGGCATTGAGGACTTCGGCTATGGTAAAGGCTATACATACCTTCAGGAGAATTTCAAGCAGCTGCTCGACCTTCTTGAAAAGGTTATTTCTGCCGGTATCAATGTGGTGATCACTGCTCATGCCAAGATGCGGAAGTTTGAACAGCCGGATGAGATGGGTGCGTATGACCGCTGGGAGATGAAGCTCTCGAGACAGGTCGCTCCGATGCTTAAGGAATGGGCGGACATGGTGCTCTTCGCGAACTACAAGACGTATGTGGTCGAGGATGACAAGACCAAGTCGAAGAAGGCCCAGGGCGGCAAGCGCGTCATGTATACCACACATAATCCGTGCTGGGATGCCAAAAATCGCGCAGGGCTTGAGGACTGTGTACCGTTCGAGTATGAGCAGATCAAGAAGGTCATCGAGCCGGAGGCCAAGGCTGCAGCACCTGCTCCGAAGAAGGCAGAGAAGAAACCTGCTGAGAAGAAGCCCGAGCCGAAACAGGAGCCCAAGGCGGAAGCTCCGAAACAGGAAGAAGAGCCTGACTATATCAAGGAGCTCCGGGCACTCATGGCAAAAGATGATATCAGCGAGGAAAGAGTCGCTGCAGCATGTGCATCCAAGGGGAAGTGCTTCACAGGCGCAAAACTGTCAGAGATAGATCCTGACTTTGTCAAAGAGAACATCATCGCCAAGTGGGCGGGCTTTGCAAAGTACGCGAAGAAGATAGATCTGACAAAGGACTATATACCATTCAACTAAAAGGAGGAAAAGGAAATGGCAGACGAAGCAAAGGTTTTTGACTGGGATGATGAGATCGAGTATGACGGCGAGGATAGGTCGTTCGTCACGGTCGAGGAAGGTGACTATGACTTTGAGGTCGTGAAGTTCGAGAGATCTCACTATACTCCCAAGGCGGGCGCAAAGACACCGGCCTGCAATCAGGCGGATGTCACGCTGAAGATCGCCACAGACGAAGGTGACTGCTATGTTACTGACAGATTCCCGCTCGCGACCACTATGGAGTGGAAGATCAGCGCATTCTTCAGGTCCATCGGACTCAAGCAGCATGGCGAGAGACTCAAGATGAAGTGGAATGAGGCCATCGGGCGCACAGGCCGTGCTCACATCACTAAGACACAGGGCAACAATGACAATGTCTTCTTCAATAACGTGGGCAAGTACATCGATCCCCCGGTCAGTACGGAGGAGGATGAATGGAACTGAGAGACTATCAAAAAGCCGCAAAGCAGGCCATATATAAGGAATGGGAAGATAAAGACAGCACTCTGCTCGTGCTTCCTACTGGCTGCGGCAAGACCATAGTCTTCGGAAGCATCGCAAGAGACCGTGCCGAGGATGGGCGTGTGCTCATCCTGGCACACCGCGAGGAACTGCTCACTCAGGCATCGGATAAGATACATAAGATCAGCGGGCTGAACTGCTCTGTCGAAAAAGCGGACCAGACATGCCTTGATTCGGACGAGGCTATCACTGTCGGATCAGTGCAGACGCTTCAGACAGAAAAAAGACTGTCACGCTTCCCCAGGGACTACTTCAAGACGCTGATCGTAGACGAAGCACATCACGCAATGGCACAGAGCTATAGGAACGTGCTGAATCACTTTAACTATGCGAAGGTGCTGGGCGTGACGGCTACACCGGACAGAGGCGATATGAAGAACCTGGGCGAAGTGTTTGAAAGCCTGGCATATGAATACAGCCTCCGGGATGCAGTCAAGGCGGGATATCTGTCAAAGATCAGAGTACAGACCATGCCGCTGAACATTGACTTCTCATCTGTCAAGGTGTCTATGGGTGACTTCCAGATCAATGACATCGGGCACGCACTCGAGCCGTATCTTGAGGATATCGCTGATGAGATGGCGAAGGCCTGCATGGATAGGCATACGGTCGTATTTCTTCCACTGGTTAGTATCGCCCAGGAGTTCCGGGATATCCTCAATAGGAAGGGCTTCAGGGCGGCAGAAGTCAATGGACAGTCAAAGAACCGGGAAGAGATCCTTAAGGACTTCGAGGATGGCAAGTATAACGTGCTCTGTAATGCGATGCTGCTCACAGAAGGCTGGGACTGTCCGATAGTCGATTGTATCGTGGTACTGCGACCGACTAAGATCAGGAGCCTCTACTGTCAGATGCTCGGACGTGGCACAAGACCATGTGAAGGCAAGGATCATCTGCTGGTACTCGATTTCTTATGGATGACCGGAAAGCATGACCTAGTCAGACCGGCGGACATCATCTGCAAGAAGGAAGAGATCGCGAAGAAGGTCACGGAGAAGCTCGAAGGCGGAGAACCGATGGATCTCTTTGCAGCCGAGGAACAAGTCGAACATGATGTCATGGAAGAGCGGAAGAACGCTCTGGCAAGGGAACTGGAAGAAGCTGCAAAACAGCGCAAGAAGCAGCAGAAGAAGCTGATAGATCCGCTTGAGTTCAGTCTGACACTCGACATGGAAGAGCTGCTCGATTATGTGCCTACATTCGGCTGGGAGGCAATGCCAGCAACAGAGAAGCAGATCAAGACTATACAGAACTTCGGGCTTGATCCGGAAGGCATGTGCAAAGGCCAGGCATCAAAGATCATCAGCAAGCTCATGGAACGCGCACAGGAGGATATGTCCACACCGAGACAGATCAAGACTCTGACCAAGTTCGGATTCCAGAATGTTCAGGCGTGGACATTCCAGGAGGCCAGCAAGATAT